CACCAGAATCACGAACATCTGACCCTATAGAAAAAGTCTATGGAAAAGCTGCAACTGCATTTCTAGTAAAATGGACAAATGCTGGTGACCTTACTTTAAAAACATTTAAAGATGGTAAAGGTAAGTATGGACGTATTCTGGGTGAACTCTGGTATGGTGGTGAACACAATATCAATCAACTCTTGGTAGACAATCACCATGCAGTACGTTATCATGGACAATCTAAAGAAGATATTGCAGAAGAACATATCGCAAATAGAAATATATTGCAGTTGGATGTTGTAAAAGATTTTGAATAATTAACTTGACAATGTAATCTTGTTATGGTATAAATAAACTTACAATTCGTTGATACAAATCGAATGCTGGGCAGGACGAGGGTGCGATACCCTCCACCTCCACCATAACTAAACTCCGATTGAGGGGGTGAAATAGGTTCGACTGACGGAAATAGAGGCGAGTAGAATTGTCGGATGACTGCGTTATTGGTCAAACTTGATAAGTGCAAACGATAATTTTGCGCCTGTAGATTACGCTCTCGCAGCTTAATTGTACTGAGTTCGGTGGGTACTTGGAAACAGAAACCCACCACCTAATTTTAATGATGGAGATATTATGAGACAGTGGATATATGATAGTTGGAATGGTGTAATGGATATGGATAGGAATCCATTGAGACATATTCCAGATTTAAGTACAAGACACATGGTTTTACAAATACTTGCATGGATGTGGTGTATTGTATTTTCCTTTTACGTTGGTAGTTTTGTTGCATTTGGTATTAGTGCAATCGCTCATATCTTTTTACTTGCAGCTATTGTTATTACAGTAGGAACATTTGAAACTGCAAGACGTAAACCAAACTTCTTTAACAATTTCCCTACATCTACACCTAGTCGTGCAAGAAGTATGTTCTTTAACGGTAAAAGAATTAAATTAGACCCTACGGATAAAGGTGGAGAACACGAATAATGGATGAAGTACAAGAAAAATTAATGACACCTAAAAAGTTCTCTATATCAATTGAAAAAACTGTACAAGAGTCTGGAATATCATATATGGATGCACTACTTGATTACTGTGATAAGTATCAGTTAGAACCAGAGATGATTAAACCTTTAATAACTAAATCTTTGAAAGAGAAGGTTGAGGTAGATGCAAGAAACCTTAACTATCTTCCAAAGGTTGCAACACTACCAATATAACATGGAAGCATTTGACGCCTATAAAATATATCATGCACTAAAACTACACTTTAATAGTGACTATGATTACACAAAGTATAATGGTAAAGCTAAGGTTACAGTTGATTCATACCTTAAAAGGAAGGATAGACCATTCTTTGCAAAGGTAGCACGAAAATATATTAGTGAAGAGAATGTAACTAAGTTCTTTATCTCTAACTTTATTAAAGACCCTAAGTCATGGGTTGGTAATTTTAGTGAACAGAACTATTCAGATTATCGTAAAAGAATTGAAAGTTTAAAGTACAACTATAAGAATGACCTAAATGAATTATTCAAAAATATAACAGTATTTGATGAATTATTTCATGTCAAAGATAAACAACACCCTTTGTTGTTAAAACAATTCCTTGCTAAAAAAGTAAGTCTAGAAACAATGTGTATATTAGAAACACTACTAGATTACTGTAAGTATTGGGATGAAGAGATTGAAGAACAATACGTCTGGAAAGAACAAAAAAAACTTATAAAAAATTACAGTTCTGTCTTGACTTTTGATAAACAATCGTGTAAGATTATAACAATGTCAACTATTAAGGAGTATTTGTAAATGGATGACCAATCATCTAAAGTCTTGGGTGTAATGAAAGAAAGAGATTTCTATCATGCCAAGGTAGAAGAACTTCAGAAACGAATTAAAGTTCTGGAGTTTGATAACGCTGAACTCGTAAAACGAGATGATGAGTTATCTTTAAGGTGCAAGGAACTTGCATCTAAGACTAACTTTAGGAAACCCCCACGGAGATTTAATCGTGGGTAAGACCTATAAAGTCTATCAAGCAAAGTACCTTATCCCACAATCGGATAAGGGGCCTGCATTTACACTTAATGCGAACCCACCAGTGTTCCATGCAGAATTGTTTAGTGATGGAAAGTTAGCTGCATTTATTACTAGAAGTACATATGCAGAAGCAAGAGCAGAGGGTGAATCCCATGTTAGGAGAGAAAATGCAAGTCAAACTAGTTGACAAGATGGGTTCTGACCTAAGTGTGGTTAACGCTGCTCGTGTATCATTTGCAAAGGAATCTGAATGGGAATCGATTCCAGAAGGTGGTCAAATAGAAGGATTACTTTCACTTGCAGATGAAAAACTAATCAAGTATCTTGCAAAACACAATCATTGGAGTCCATTTGGACACGCATCTATGCAGTTTCATATTAAAGCTCCAATCTTTGTTGCAAGACAACTTGTTAAACACCAAGTCGGTTTGGTGTGGAATGAAGTATCCAGAAGGTATGTAGATGACGAACCAGAATTCTATATACCTAAAAAATGGAGACTTAAAGCCGACAATAAGAAACAAGGTTCTAGTGATGAAACCATTGAATATAATATTGATGGTGCAATACAGTTTGTAACACAGACATATAATAACTTGTTACGAGAACAAGTTGCACCAGAGATGGCAAGAATGGTTTTACCACAGAATTTATACACTGAATGGTATTGGTCTGGTACACTGATGGCTTTCGCAAGAGTATGTAATTTGCGTTGTGCAAAAGATACTCAATGGGAAACTCAACAGATTGCAAATCAGATTGATAAATTTGGAGAAGAACTTTTTGAACATTCTTGGAAAGAATTGCGAAAAAAGACTTGACTTTGGGTTTGTTTTAGTGTATAAATAAGGTTATATTATGAATAAAGTGAAATTAACATACGATAACATACAATTACATATATTAACATAAGGAGAATAATATGTCAGTT